AATATTTGTTTAATTTTTTCTAAAATAAAATATATGGTATAATATAAAACATGGGAGGAGGATTAATGCAACTCGTAGCTTATGGCGCTCAAGATATCTACCTTACTGGTAACCCACAAATTACTTTCTTCAAAGTTGTCTACAGGAGACACACTAACTTCTCGATGGAATGTATTCAGCAGACTTTAAATGGCACTCCTGCTGCCTCCGGAACATCGACTGTTACTATTTCTCGCAATGGTGATTTAGTATACAAAGTTTACGTATGTTCGGCGGATGGTTCTGGTGCTGATGGTACTATTACTAACGGAAGTGAATTAGTAAATAAAGCTGAATTAGAAATTGGTGGTCAATTAATTGATCGTCAAACAGCTGAATGGATGCAAATTTGGAATGAACTTTCAACCACTGAAAGTAAAGCATCTGCCCTCAAATCTATGCAAGGTGATATTGGAGTTAATGGTGGTGATTTAACTCAGGCAAAAGCTGGTGTAAGTAAAATTCAAGTTCCTCTACTATTTTGGTTTTGCCGTAACCCAGGTCTTGCTTTACCATTGATTGCTTTACAATATCATGAAGTTAAAATTAAATGTACATGGGGTGCTACTGCTACAGTTGGTGGTGGTATTGCAGAAGCAGAAGTTTGGGTTGATTATATTTACCTTGATACTGATGAAAGGCGTAGATTTGCCCAAGTATCTCACGAATACCTTATTGAACAAGTTCAAATTCAAGCAGCAAATGGTAATACAAGTAATAAATTAAATTTTAACCATCCTGTCAAAGAATTAATTTGGACAAATCAAATTGGTGCAAATTATGGAACTGCACAACTTAAATTAAATGGTCATGATCGTTTTGCAGCACAAACATATGATTATTTTCAACTTAGACAACCTTTTGATTATCACACTGCTGTTCCATTACATAATGTTCCATTACTTGATGGTACACGTCATATTGGTTTTAGTATTACTGGTGTAGGTATGGTGGCAGCAACTCCACCAACATCTGCTAGGAATATTATGACTGACGCTGATGCTGCCGGAGGTGATGGAGATGTAAGTATTTTCTTAGCAAATAAAAACGTATTCCTTCCAGGTGATGTAATTAAGGTAGCAAATGATACTCAAGATGAAGAAGAAGTTGGAACAATTAAAACTGTTGATTATGCTAATAGTATCTATAAAATTACTTTACACAGTAGGTTTGGTACAATAACTGATTCTGTAAATGATGATGTTATTACTGTTACAAAAATTGGTGGATCAGTATTTACTGCTACTTCGGGTAGAACATCTAATATAGATAAGAAAATTAATGTATACTCTTTTGCCCTCAAACCTGAAGAACACCAACCCTCTGGAACTTGTAATTTCTCTAGAATTGATAATGCTCAACTTAATTTCACAACTTCTACAGGAGGTATCGCAAATTTAGCTGTTCCTACTAGTGGTTCAAACATCTACGCTGTCAACTACAATGTCCTTAGAATTATGTCTGGTATGGGTGGTCTTGCTTACAGTAATTAAATAAGTAATTAAATAAGTAATTAAATAAGTAATTAAATAAGTAATCAATTAAAATATTTTTTTAAAATATATAAGTATTAAAATAAATTATTAAAAATAATTAGTTTAATTAATCTAAAAAAAAAATCTATGCTATAGTATAAAACATGGGAGGAGGATTAATGCAACTCGTAGCTTATGGCGCTCAAGATATCTACCTTACTGGTAACCCACAAATCACTTTCTTCAAAGTTGTCTACAGGAGACACACTAACTTCTCGATGGAGTCTATTGAACAAACTTGGAATGGCAATCAAACTGCAGATGGTCGTTGTACTGCCACTATTTCACGCAATGGTGATTTAGTAGGTCGTATGTTTTTAGATATTGCTGGTTCGCCAGGAGCAACATCTAATCCTGGTACTGACTTTATTAAAACTATTGAATTAGAAATAGGTGGTCAAATGATTGATAGACATTCAGGTAAATGGATGGAAGTATATTCAGAACTAACTGAAGAAAATCCTAGTGGACATGTTGGTGATACAAAGGCAGAAAATGCGCTATGTCTTGGTACGAGATTTCAAAGAATGGCTGGATCTGGTGGTGTCATTGGCACAAATGCTGCTGGAAGACATTGGGTACCATTAAGATTCTGGTTTTGTCGTAATCCAGGACTTGCTTTACCATTAATTGCCCTTCAATATCATGAAGTTAAAGTAATATTAGATCATGTTTTCACTGGTGTATTTTCTAATGCTGCAGTACATAATAAATTATGGGTCGAATATATCTATCTTGATACCGATGAAAGACGTAGATTTGCTCAAGTTTCTCACGAATATCTTATTGAACAAGTTCAAGATCAAACATTAACTACTACTGCTGATAGTAAAGATCTTAACTTTAATCACCCTGTTAAAGAATTAATTTGGGCTTCATCAAGCGCTGGTGCTGGAAGTGATAACTCTTCTCAACTTATTATACCTGGTACTGGTGGAACTACTACTTTTGGTCTTAAATTAAATGGACATGACAGATTTGCTACTCAACCTCTTCAATACTTTTCAAGAACACAAGTATGGCAATATCATAAAGGATCTGGATTAGATTCGACTGCAGCTGGAACTGCCAATAAATTTAATGACTCTATTTGCGTATATTCCTTCGCCCTTAAACCAGAAGAACATCAACCAAGTGGAACTTGCAATTTCTCTAGAATTGATAATGCCCAATTAGTTGTAGGTGGTGCTGCTATGGGTGATAATCCCAATATCTATGCCATTAACTACAATGTCCTCAGAATTATGTCTGGTATGGGTGGTCTTGCTTATTCTAATTAAGCAAAATAAATTTTTAAAGTTATAAAAATAAAATTATAATACATAAGCTTCCGGCATAGAATTTCCTGTTTTTAAAAATACAACTAATTTTTCAAATCTTTCTTCTAACTCTTTGACTCTATTTTCTAAATCATTATCAGATGATTTAACTTCTTGAACAGGTTCTTCAGGTTCAGCAACATCAGCAACTTCAGGTTCAGCAACTTCTTGAACAGGTTCGACTTCTGCAACTTCTTGAACAGGTTCAGCAACTTCTTCATCAGATGATACAACTGATTCTTCATCCGAAACATCTTCAACACTCGTTGTAATATTAGGTTCTTCTACTTCTGTTTCAGTGGCAGGAACTGCTTCATTGCTCATATCTAAGGTGCTCATTTTATATTATAATAAATATAATTATTTTTAAGTATTTAAAACTTTAAATTTACTATTAAGTATATGAATTATGGTTTAAAGAATCTTGGTAACACATGTTATATGAATTCAATTATTCAGTGTATCTTTCATACAGGAATATTAAGTACAGAAAATGAAGATTTTATACAAAATTGTATAAAAACAGAAAATCGTAATGATTTTGAATTAATGAGAGAATGGTTTAAATTAAATAAATTATTAAATGCTAAGTCTGAATCTGAATCTAAAAGTGTAAATCCTATAGATTTTTATCGGTCATTTGCAAAAAAAATAGAAAAGAGTGAATATACATTTGTTGGTTTTGAACAAAATGATGCAGGGGAATTTATCATTATATTATTTGATTTATTACATAAATGCTTAGAATATAAGATTAAATTAACTTTAGAAGGTGAAATCAAAAATAATTTAGATCAGATTGCTGTTGATAGTATAAATTATTGGAAAAAGTTTTTTGAGAAAAAATATTCATACTTAGTAAATTCAACATATTCTCAAATATTAAGTATTACAAATTGTCCAGAATGTGATTATTCAACTAAAAATCATGATCCAATTCAAATCATTACTTTACCTATGAAACCACACTTTTCGACATTATATGATTTATTAACTGATTACACAAATCTTGAAGTATTAGATAATGATAATACTTGGAAATGTGATAGATGTAAAAGAAATGTGAATCCAGAAAAAAAGGTTGTTTTTTGGAATTGTAGCGAATACTTAATAATTCAAATAAAAAGATATGGTAACAACTTAAAAAAAATAGATAGACATATTGAATTTCCAACATCTTTAAAGATGAATCGTTTTTGTATGAACTATAATGAAAATAATATGACTTATAAACTATGTGCAATGAGTGTTCAAAGTGGTTCACTTAATGGTGGACACTATTATGCAATATGTAATACTAATGAAGGATGGAAAGTATTTAATGATAGCAGTGTTTTTGATATTTCAGAAAGTGATATGAAAGAACAAAAACCATATTGTTTATTTTACAAGAGAATTTAATTTATTTTTTCTTTTTATTTTTCTTTTCTTTTTCTTTTTAGGATTTGCCTTTGGTCTTACCTTTGCTCTTACCTTAGTGCTTACCTTATGCCATTTCTTAGTTTTTTTGTACCTTTTATTTTTATAAAGATTGCCGTCTGGACCTCTTATTATTATATTCAAGTTTGATTTTTCTGAAGGATATCCTATTTGGGACGGATCATTTCGTTTTTTTGTTTTCTTTTTCTTTTTAGCATCCTTTAATAAATCACTGAATTTATAAGATCCACCTATCATATCTGGATTTAATCCTGTCATATAGTATTACAAATATATTAATATGCATAATCTTCTGGATCTAGTATTTCAGGTGAATCCATGTCCGATTCATTCTCATTATAAGGGTCTCTATAATCGCATACATTATAAACAAATTGTAGAAG